GCTAATGCGCTCCAGGCTCATAGAACAAATTAGGCAGGAAAAACCATCACAGGTTATCTTTGCCGACCTAGGCGACACAGTCGAAAACTTTTACAACGCAAACAGTGCGCAGCAGGCTTACTCGAACGACCTAAGCATCATGGAACAAGTCGACGTCGCCACCACCCTCGCCTACGGCACACTAAAAGAAATCGCCGAATATGTCCCCACCATCACCTATGCTTCCATCGGGTCCAACCATTGCCAGTTCAGAGCAGCTAACGGCAAAGTGATTGGCAAACCTACCGACGACTGGGGTGTCTTTATCGGAAGGCAGATAGCGCGGCTTTCCGAGGAGGCAGGCCACGGATGGAAGTTTCTCGAACCACAACCCCACGACGAATCACTCGCCATCGACGTGTTCGGTGACGGCTTCCACATCCTCGGCATGGTCCACGGCCACCAGGCAGCCAGACCAGACGCAATCCCAGACTGGTGGAGGAAACAATCTTTTGGCAATCAACCCATCTCGGACGCATCGTTGCTACTCCACGGACACTTCCACCACCTACGGGTCACAGAGCTCGGCTCAACACCCCGAGGCACATCCCGCTTTATTGTGATGGCTCCAACAATGGACAACGGGTCAAACTGGTTCAAAATGAAATCGGGTGAGGATTCCATCCCAGGCCTCGCGACGCTTATTCTCGAACAAGGAATCGACTACACAGGGACGGTGCACAAACTATGACAGCGATAGCAGGCGACGACCTCCCAGAAGAATGGAAACTTACAGACCAAATCCACTTAGAAGCATGGGCGTACCACAACAAAATTGACACCCTCGCCGAACACAACGCACTCGTCTGGTTCACCCGCGAACTACTCGACAACCACACACTCACAGACGAAGAAACCTTCGACCTGCAAGAGTTTCTCGACACCGCCACAACAGCACACACCATAATAGAAAACTATGAAGGCAAACATTACATCGCCGACTACATCGACCAACTAGAAAACGGAGACCCTGATGAGTAACGAACAAGCAATCCTCACCCTAGCCAACACCTACCGAGAAGAACTGCGCACCGCCACAGACATTAATAGCAGCCGAGAAAAACTTGAATGGTACCGGGACACCGCAACACCTTTATTCACCCAACAAAAAAACACATGAACCCCACCCCAGGGTTCCAACGGCCCTGCCTCACCTGCGGAACACTAGCGCGAGCTTCATACTGCGACACACACAAACCACAACCAACACGAAACCACCACCACACAACAAAACGAAAAGCCCACAAGACCCACCTCTACGGAGGCACCTACAGGGCAAGAGCAAAACATGTCAGAAACACTGCACAAACATGTCACATCTGCGGGGAGGGGGGCAGGGGCCCCAGAGACCCCTGGGAAGCCGACCACGTCACACCAGCCTTAGGTTCACAATCACAACTTCTCCCAGCACACCGCTCATGCAACAGACAACGCGGAAACAAACCCATAACCACACACACACACACCAACCCACCAACACCACCCCCCACCACCGGCCAAATATAGGGACGGGGTCAAACCTCAAAAGGGAAACACCAACACCCCGTCAGCCCCATCGCTCCGCATAGTGTCGCGAAAAGGAGACTTTTCTGAGGGCAGGCACTAACCTTAGAGGAAGGAGTGAGATGAGTCAAAAGGGTCGACCGCCGAAGCCGGTGGAGCAGAAACGTTTGTTGGGTAATCCTGGGAGGCGTCCGTTGCCTGACCGTTCTGAAGTTGATGTTATTCCGGGCGCGATGGTGGTGCCTGAGCCTGGCCGGTTGTTGGGTGCTGATGGGTTTACGATGTGGCATCGGGTGTGGTCTGCGGGTATTCCTTGGTTGTCGCCTCACACTGATGTTGAGTTGTTGTTGATGTTGTGCGAGTCTGTTGATGAGCGTGCCGATTTGGTTGTGCGTGTGCGTGAGTTGGGGGACAATTCTGACCGCCGTGCTTTGCGTGCGGTGAATGCAGAGATTGCGTCGAACTTGTCTTTGCTTGGTTTTACTCCGACCGATAGGACTCGGCTTGGGTTGGCTGAGGTGAAGCGGGAGTCGAAGTTGCAGCAGTTGCAGGCGAAGCGAGATGAACGGTGATTACTGTCGTGTCTGGTGCGCCTTGCTCTGGTAAGTCGACCTATGTTGTCGGTTTGTCTGAACCTGGCGACATTGTTGTCGACATGGATTTGTTGGCGTCGGCGTTGACGGTATCGGACAATGTTCATGTGTATTCGAACGAGGTGAGGGCGGTGGCTCGTGCGGCTCGTCGTGCTGCGGTGGGTGCAGCTTTAAGTGTTGGTCAATCTGGTGTGAGAGTGAACGTGTGGATTGTGCATACGGACCCTTCTGCGGATGCGTTGCGCCGATATAGGGTTTCTGGCGCTAGGGTGAAAGTGTTGAACCCTGGCCGGGATGAGTGTCTGGCTAGGTTGTTGAATCGTCCACAGTCTGAGCATGTTCGCACAAAAAGGGTTATTGATGAGTGGTTTGCAAAGCATTGAGCCTTGGCCGCCACGTTGGTTGACGCCTGTGCCGGAGGACGTGTTGCTTTCTGGTGATGGTGCTCATGTGATTGAGTTCGCGGAATCTTTTGGGATTATTACCAAGGATTCTGTCGCGGGTCTTTCTGGTGAACAGTTGGTGTTGCGTGCTTGGCAAAAAGAGTTGTTGCTCAATGTGTTTGCGGGTCAAGGTGGACTTTTTCGGCATTCTGTTTCGCTGGTAGGTGTTCCTAGGAAGAACGGTAAGTCTGCGCTTGGCTCTGTGTTGTGTTTGTTTTCTTTGTTGAATGGTGCTCGCGGTGGTGAGGTGTATTCGGTGGCGGCAGAAAAGGAACAGGCTCGCATTGTTTTCGCTGATGCGAAACGGACGATTGAGTCGTCTCCTGAACTGTCTGAGGTTGTGAAACTTTATCGGGATGCGATTGAGTATCCAGAGCGTGGCTCTGTGTATCGGGTTTTGTCAGCTGAGGCTTACTCAAAAGAAGGACTGAATCCAAATTTCGTCCTGTTTGATGAGCTTCATGCTCAACCGAATCGGGAGCTTTTTGACGTTATGTCATTGGCTATGGGCTCCAGGGGAAGCCTTGCAAGCCTTGTGGCAATAACTACTGCTGGAGTGAAAACGGATTCTAAAGGGCAAGACTCTATCGCCTACGCGCTCTACAACTATGGGCGGGAACAGATACGTCTTGAAGATGCCGGAGAGCCATTCGATGAAACCTTTTTTATGGCCTGGTGGGAAGACGACGGCGACCATAGGAACCCAGAAACGTGGGCGCGAGCGAACCCTGGCTTTGGTGATTTGAACTCGCCTGAAGACTTTGAGTCGGCGGTGAGGCGCACACCGGAGTCTGCGTTCAGAACTAAACGAACAAACCAGTGGGTGTCGTCTGCGTTGTCGTGGCTGCCCACAGGGTCTTGGGAGGAACTGCAGGGAGATTCGACCATCACACCGGACGATGAAATCATCCTCGGTTTTGACGGTTCTTTTTCTGGAGACTGCACTGTCATTGTCGCGGCGACTGTCCCCAAGGATGACGAACCTATTAGGTTGCAGCTTGTCAAAGTGTGGGAAAAAAACGTGGACGAGGACGGCGACGACTGGAGGGTTGATATTGCGGATGTGGAAAACACAATTATTGACTACTGCCAAAAACACCCGAAGGTCCGCGAGGTGGCTTGTGACCCTTTCCGGTGGCAACGGTCGATGATGGTGTTGGAGGAAAAAGGGTTGCCCATTGTGGAATACCCTTCAACGTCTCCCCGCCGGATGGTGGCGTCGTGTGCAAAGTTTTACGACATGGTGATGGACAAACAGTTAGTGCATTCTGGCGACCCTGTGCTGTCTCGTCACCTACAAAATGCGATAGTAAAAAGCGACAACATTGGGCCGCGAATTGTGAAAGAATCAAGGAACAGCCCCCGCAAAATTGATGCTGCGGTTGCCGCCGTAATTGCCGTGGACCGCGCGACGGTGGGTAGAATAGAACCAGTGGTCCCACAGTTTTTCGGATAGGACAAGTCTGTGCTTTCTTCAGCGTTACAAATTGGCGGGGCTTTGGCTATCACTATGGGCGCAGCACTAGTTTTTCTGCCTGCCGGTCTTGTCGTCGGTGGCGCTTTTCTTATTGTCATCGGTTTGGGGTTGGGTCGATAAATGGTTTTTGATAAGTTCTTCGAGCAGCGTGGCGTGAGCTACCAGTCCGTGTTTGCTTCAGGCGACGACATTTCGTTTGGCACATACTCTGGGACGAACATCAACGCCGATACTGTGTACACAGTTAACGCTGTTTTTTCTGCGGTGAACCTTATTTCGACAACACTGGCGACACTCCCTTTGGATGTTTTCATCCGTGACGATGGAACACGCAAACCCTTTAGGCCAAAACCTGAATGGGTCGGTCGCCCCGATGTCGACCTCACAAAAGAAGCTTTTTATTCTGCAGTGTTTTCTTCGATGCTTTTAGAGGGCAACGCTTTCATTCGGGTGTTTTCTAACCCCCGCGGTGAGGTTGTCAACCTTGTCGTGTTGAATCCGACAACAGTGTCGGTCAAACGCAACGGGCTGGGGCGCTTACAGTTTACGGTTGAGGGCGAGGACTCTCCCTTGTCTTCCGAAGAAATTGTGTTCATTCCGGACCTGGTCAAGCCTGGCAATGTGCGCGGCGTTGCTCGAACAGATGTTCTAAAAGAATCCTTTGGGTTGACTCTTGCCCTTGAACGCTACTCGCAAACATTTTTCGGTGGCGGCACAACCCTGCAAGGTGTCATCGAATACCCAGGCGCGTTGACCGCTGACCAGGCCTCTGATTTGAGAAACGGCTTTGACCAAAGTCACCGCGGTTGGAAGAAGGCGCACAAGACTGGCGTGCTGACAGGTGGCGCATCGTTCAAACCTACCCAGGTGGACCCCGAGAAGTCTCAAGCGATTGAAGCCCGCAGAATGGCCGTGGAGGATGTCGCTAGGGCTTTCAACGTGCCACCACACTTGCTTGGCCTTCCTGGGACAAACAGTTTCGCGAGCGTTGAAATGAACAACCTTGCATGGGTAACACACAACCTTAGGCCACTGGCCTCCAAGGTCGAATCTGCCATGTCTGTTTTGATGAACCGTTATCGCGGTGGGTCTGAAGCATTTTTGCGGTTCAACTTGGATGGTTTGTTGCGGGCGGATTTGCAGGCTCGAACAGCGTCTTATTCGACAATGTTGCAGGCTGGGGCGATGTCTATTAATGAGGTTCGCGCGTTGGAGGACATGCCACCCATTATGTCTGAAGCGGCGTCTCAACCCCGTGTGCCTTTGGCAAACGTGAACATTGATGATTCAAACGTGAAGGCGCAGATGGAGCGCGTCAAAATGGTGCAGTCGCTTGTGAATTCGGGCTTTACCCCTGCGCAGGTGTTGCAGGTTATTGGGGTGCCAGCTATGGAGCACACCGGTTTGCCGTCTGTCCAGCTTCAGGGTGTCGCACAGGTTGACCCTGAGGACCCCGATTCGGCTTACAAGGACGAGGTTAAATAGTGCCATATTTTATTACAGACCAGCACCCAGATTGCCCGTTGTGGGCGACGGTAAAAGAAGACGGCGAGTCTATAGGGTGCCACGAAACTGAGCAAGACGCTATCGACCAGATGGTCGCGGTGAGCTCTGCCGAGGAGATGGAACCGGGCGGAACTTATGAGGGCGACTTCCGTGCTTTTGTGCCT